TTATTCATTTTAAGTTATCCTTTCTAAGATACTTTCGTGTTGAGAGTTTTATTTGCTCGGCTCACCTTTCGGATTATTTGCGAGGCTCATACTCTCTAATTCTTTATTTTGTTATACTATAATCCTAACATGGGGCACTGACATTTTAGGGGTCATGGCTCGGCGTGTCGCAAAAATCATGAAGATATTTTGAATAATCGTGTGAGGTTAATCACATATGGTCGCTCTATCTGGACAAATCGGACATTTTAAATGTGTGTATCATACATAATAAAATATTATTAACATTTTGGTAAATATGAATATACTAGTCGACTAGGATTATATAGTGATATAATTTATTAATGGATAATAAAAAGCCCTCAGTTATAGTAACAAAGTCTAATACATTTGGCGAAATAAACTTACAAAATTCTTTAGATGTTGAAAAAAAAATATATCAAACGGTATTAAGTAAGTTTATGTATGGGGGCGAGGATAAAGATCCTTTTTACGTAAAAGCTTTGGTTGCTAGAAAAAATTGGTTTACAGTGGATTTTCCAGATGAAATTGGTCCAGTTCATGATTTAGAGGCTGGTGCATCTATAATTTTTAAAAGGGGTGTTAGATTCGAGGTTTTAAATGGAAAATTTTGGGAATATACATTTTTGGTGGAGCCTAATAAAAAATTTGGGAAAGGCAGCAAGGAGTATAGGGTACTTCATAAAGTAGAAGAATATTTTGAAATAAATGTTATGGCGGACAGCGAAGAGGAAGCTATAGAAATTGCTAATAAACAAGATTTATCTAGTTGGAATCATCATCAGCCTAGTAAAGACAAAAAGGTAAGACCTATAACTTCATTTGTTGTTTGGGACAATTTTAAGGTGACTGAAATTAATGAATAGTGCTAAATTAATTCTTGATATTACAAGGCAACTAGAACCAGTTGTTGAAAATGAGATGAATAGGCATAACTCTGTTTCTAAAATGTGGTATCCACATGAGTATATCCCTTGGGATCTCGGAAGCAATTTCTCCAGAATGGGTGGAAAAGATTTTGACGAATCTCAGTCAAAATTAAGTAAAGTTGTACAAGACTCGTTATTGATGTCTTTATTAGGAGAAGATAATTTGCCTGCATATCATACTGAGCTTACTTATGCATTTGATAAAGATGGACCTTGGAGAACATGGGTTGATCTATGGTCTGCCGACGAAAATCGTCACTCAATTGCACTAAGAGATTATATAGTTACGACTCGTGTTCTGGACCCAAAGAAATTAGAAAATTTAAGACTAGAGCATATGAAGAAAAGGTTTAAAATCCCATCATATAAAAATGATATGATACACACCATTGTATATACCACTATTCAGGAACTTGGAACTAGGGTTATTCATAAACATACCGCAAAAATTACTAATGAGCCTATTGGTGAAGCTTTAATGGCAAGAATTGCAATGGATGAAAACTTGCACTTTATAGTATATAGAAATCTTGTAAAAGCTGCACTTGAAATAAATCCAGATGTTGGCATGGAGGCCATATCAAATGTTATTATAGGATTTGACTTCCCTCAGCATCAACTTCCAGGATATAGAGAAATGAGTAACGCTTTGGCTTTTGCGGAAATATATGACCCCAGTATTCATTTAGATGAAGTTATATACCCAATACTAAAATATTGGGATGTTGAAAATTTAATTTTATCTGGTACTGGAGAGCATTATAGAAATGCTTTATATGCTTATTTAAATCAATTAAGGAAATCCGCAAATAGATTTATTCAGATTAAGCAAGAACATGATTCAAAATTGATTGGAGGTAATAATGAATAAGATGACACTAAGAAATTGGATAACATTGCTAGGTATTATTGTAGCTACTCTAGGTGTTTGTTTTTATGTAGCAGGATAAAACATGTCTTCTACTTCCGCCGCACTTTTTTAGCACTTATTTAGGATGGTTTGGCTATAAAGTTTTTAAATATACACCATTGAGATATTGTATATCTAACTCCATTTGTTATTGGAGCTACGCCGTGTACGTAATGTAAATTTCCAGGGAATAACACAACTGAACCCATTTTTGGTTTAAACCCATAATTTAGTTCTGGAAAATAAAGTTCTCCGCCTTCAAAATCATCATTAAGATAGCCAAGTATTGATAGGTGTCCGCTCCACAAATAGGGAAATTCTTTTACCTGCTCATCAAAACTAGGGGTATCATAATCTGGATCATCTACGTCTAGTATATCTGTATGTGGATCTATGTACGTTCCAGTTGGATGTGTTACATATAAAAACGGTCTATCTTTTATTAATGGTTGTCCATAAAGGTTTTGTCCTAACTCAACCATTTTCCTTCCCATCATTTCTCCAAAGAATAATTCATCTAATGATGATGAATGGCCCTGTATTTGTTGCAAAGAATACGAATGGGTAGCATTTTCATTAACTGGGTGGTTTTTTAAAAAAGTTAATGCAGTAGAAATTTCTTTTTCGGATAAAAAATTTTCTATTATTTTAATATTATCAACCCCAGTTCCTATAATTTCTGTTATGTTATCTATTTTTAACAGATCTTTTCTGGGAATATAGTCTTTTGGTGTTAGTGGGTGCATTGTTATATTGTAGCATTGTTTGATATAATGTAATAATGTCTAATAAAGAATATATAGAATTTGTGCCTTTATCTAACAACATGTTAAAAAATGCAAAAATATACGCAGACAAAATAGACTATCTTAAAGATCAAAATACAATAGATTCCTATTTAGAAATTGGCGTATTGGCGGGAAGGTATACTGACATGGTTATAGAAACACTTTCTCCCAAAAAAATCACACTAGTTGATCATTTCATGTCAGACGATTATGACAACCCAGGCTGGGAAAGATTTACAAAAAAAACGCATTATTCTTATATTAAAGATAAATATAAAAATAATAAAAATATTGAAATTATTCAAAAGACAATTCATATAAAAGAAAGTAATTTAATTTCAAGCAAAGAAAAATATGATTATATTTACATAGACGCAAACCATGATTTTGATTTTGTAAAATATTGTTTAAATTTTGCAGTAACTCATTTAAATAAAGGTGGGGTTATAGGATTTAATGATTATATAGTATATGATCATTTTACTAATGAATATACTGGAGTCGTTGCTGCGGTGAATGAATTTTTATCAGAAAACCCTCAATGGGGTATCAGCGCATTTGTCATTGGCGAAGTAATGCATTCGGACATTTACATAAAAATGATGGATGTTTATGGAAAAAAATAGTCAAGTAGAAGAGATAAAGTCTAAGTTAAGTTTACACGATGATGTAGACTTTAGTGAAAATGGGATTTGGCCAAAACCTTTAGTTTGCATAAAAAATTTTCCTAGGTCTGGAACTACTTACTTGAGGCAAAATTTAACAATAAACAATTTTTTTGTTGTTAAGAAAAAATGGAACGTTGAAAGAAATATTAACCAGCCTAATCCAGTTACTGTTTTAAGAAACCCAAAAGACTGTATTGTTTCTAACATAGTAATGTCTCCATTAAAGGGCAAAGATAGCGATATTATTTTAAAAGGTTTTATTGGACAAACCAATGAATACAATATGTTTCTTGATTCACTACTACTAGATATAGATAATAGAACAACATATACTTTTGATCAACTAGAAAATAATCCAAAAGAAGTCCTTGAAAGCATAAATAAAATATATTCTTTGGGTCTAGTAAAAAATTTTAATTTTTTAAATAAAATTCCACCTAGAAGCATTGTATTCAATTACAGGATGGATAAAATTGAATTATTTTTGCCAAGCTCTAAAACAGAAAAAAATTACAATATTACATTAAATGAATTTGAAAGGGCGGTTGATTTGTCTAGTATAAATGACAAATATGAGGCGCTTATTAAAATTATTAAAAATAAACAAAAAGACCTAGGTATCCAGATTTGACAGAAAAATTTTTATAATGTTATACTAGGCAAGGTTTTGGGGGGTTACACTAAGGAACTCAGATATACCAGATGTAATCGCCCTCCCTGTCTTTCTAAGAAGATTTTTTAAACTTAGGGGGGAGGGGGGGTTTGCTAAAAAATCTAAATACCCAGATATACATTAAAAGAACATAATATATAATTAATACATGAAGTCTGAAAAGACTAGCATAGCTAAACAAAAAGCTTATCTAGCCAGATATATTCAAGAATTAAAATCTAATACTCCATGTATGGATTGTAAGAAAAATTTTCCCTATTACGTAATGGATTTTGATCATGTGCGGGGGCGGAAACAAGCAAACGTATCAGAACTCATTGTGACCCTATCCAAAAAAAGAATAGATCTAGAAATAGCTAAATGTGAGATAGTATGTTCTAATTGTCATAGGGTCAGAACTCACCAGAGAAAAATTAATAAGTCTAAATAATATCTTAGTCAACTAGAAATATAGAATACATTCCAGAAATTGATTTAAAGACCTTTTAAGACCTTTTGCATGTATGGGTATGGGTAGATAGCTAAAACCTTCTTAGAAGCCCTATAGAGCAATTTAGAGGCATATCTCTATTATTGTCTATATGGGTAAAAATTATATGTTCTTCTCTACCGCCGCCGAGCACTTCAATTTTCGCAATTGCACTTATTTAAGTCGAAATAATTTTTTAAGTCTATATTTAAATATTTTAAATTTTAGATACATTTTATATTCAGGGTCTCCTGGCAGAAAGTTTTCACCAGTAAAATGATACCAAAAGCTTTCAGAAGACGGGCTGTTGGTGAATTTAGAAAAATATCTTGGACTCATAAATTAATTATACACCCATTTAAACAGAAAACCCAATCAGAGGCGGATCCGATTGGGTTCTGGCATCTAATGATGCAGTTGTGTGGGGAACATAAATGCTCAACCCATACTACACCATTATAAAATAACTTATTTTCAAAGTCAATGATTTTTTATTTTAGCCCTTAATGGTTTTGCAACACGATAAGTCACTCTATCTATACCTCTAGGGAATTTTCCATAAGTCTTTATTTTAAATGAATTAGACATTGCCAAAAGAATTATTTTCATTTCAATCATCGCAAATTGATCTCCAATGCATTTTCTATTACCTTCACTAAACGGGAAATATGCACCTAAAGGCAAGTTTTTTTCAAAATCCCCATCCCATCTAGAGGGCATAAACTTTTCAGGTTCCGAGTATATTTCTGGTATTCTATGAGTAACATATGGGTTTACAATTACAAAAGAACCCTTTGGAATAAAGTTTCCATCCACCTCAACATCTTCTTTTGCCATTCTAGGCAAATTCCAAATAGGAGGGCAAAGTCTTAATGTTTCTTTTAAAATACTAGAGCATACAGGAGCGCTAATAATTCTTTGTAAAATTTCCTCCTCAGACAGCCCAGAATTAAAAATACTCTTAGATTCTTCAATTAACCTATTATACTCTTTTGGGTGTTTGTTTAAATAGGCTAAAGCCCATACTAATGTATTTGATGTAGACTCAAAGCCAGCTAATATTACAGTAAGCATTTCATCTAAAATTTGATGCTTAGACATCTTATTCCCATCTTCGTCTGTACTGTTAATGTATATAGATAATAAGTCATCCCCACCTAAATTGCTTTTTATTTTGTCTTCATACATCTTTTCTACAAATTCATACATAAATACAGTAGAGTTTACAAAGTTTTTAAAGTAAGGGATATTCATATTTTCAAACCTTGTTAAAGAAGGGTTTTGTGTTCGATCCATAGCATTTACTGACACAGTTAATTCGTCTTTTATTAATTCAGAGTTATGCTGAACATCAACTCCAAAGACGCACTTGCTAACAATATCTAAAGCCAAAGAGTTTATCTCAGAACGAATTTCAATTTGTTTTTTGTTATTTTTTAATTCATCAACTTTACTTTTAGTTATGTTAAACATTATATTAGACATGCTTAATAATTTTTTATGATCAAAGCTAGACATTGTCATTCTTCTAAAAACAAAATGATCTGGATTCTCACTAACCAGCAACCCATTACCGAGAAGTCTACGTGCCCTGCCCCACAAAGGACCTTTAATAAAAGATTTTTGTTTAGCAGCTAAAATTTCCCAAGCTCCTTGTGGAGAAAAAATATAAATTACTAAGTATCTTCCCCTGTAGGTAGAATAAGATTTTCCATAACGCAACATATCTTTTACATATACTTTTGCTGTATTTAAAAAAAATCCATAATATCTATTTAATGGGAAATGTAGTTTTGGAATTTTATTTTCTAAATTTTTTGACCTAACATCTCTTTTTGTAATAGGAATATGTCTGGGATCGACCCATCTAGCGCTTAATCTAAAAAATGGGTATAAATTTTTCTTTAACATTCCCAGACCCCCTTGTTTGTCATTAAAAAATCATACATTTCAAAATCATAGTTATTTAAATCTATAATCTGTTTAATTTGATTTGGGCTTAACATTTTCTTTATATCTCCCGTGTTATATAAAGATTTATTTTTTTTGATATTTAAAAAATTACTATTATAATTTGATTTTTGTAAAATTTTAGAAAGTCTGTCTAAAAATAAAGTTCTATTTTCTGTAGTTCCTATTATAGCAAAATTATTTAGATTTTCTTTCCATAAAGAGCCATTATTATTATTTTCAATAAAATGAGAAGTTGAACTACCTTTAGACAATAAAGAAAATTTATTTATTTTATTATTTAAATAATCTGTGCTCCATTTGTTAGAATCTTCAAAATTTATTGATGATGTCATACTTCTACATTGAAAGTTAGTTATAAAATCTAAATTGTTGGGATCAGATAAAAAACTATCAAAGCTTTTTTGTGTTGGGAAATCAGGTTTTCTATTTAACATAATATTAAAAATATTATAGGAATGTATAAAATAACTAATGCACCTATCTACTGGATCCCTGAGCATTGTAATGCCAGATAAATTTAAATTATTTTTTTTGTATAAGGAAAATGGGTATGATGCAAAATGTCCAGAAATCAATTTAGATTTCAACATATCTTCATCATTAATATATGATATTTGATTTATAAAAGTTTGATGCCCTTTAAAATTTTGTTTTAATTCTTGTTGGAGAGACAGCCCAGAATTTTTTGGAATATGCATAAAATAAAAACTTTTACTATCTACTTTGTTATTTGTTGAGATTTTTTTTATAACGGTATTATTGCTTAAACGCATTCCATGCTCTAACTCATAAAATGGCAACAATGCAATATTATTTTTATCATAAAGTCCACTTGTAGCGGGATCATTGTTTACAGTTTCTAATATTTCAAATAAAAAATCATCGCTATATTGTACGTCGTTAACAAAATTTGCCAATTTATTCTACTTCTGGTGTATAAGAAGGGGTGGGTCCTAATAAAAATCCTTGTTCGTGGTAATCAACCATTTTAGAAACTTCATCTGCGCCCACAGTACCTTTAGCTATTAAAGTTAGCATGTCATATATTCTATGAAGCATAATATAGTTAACCATGGGAAGGTTATCTTCTAAGTTTTGATTTTGCGGTGTATCAGACATTTTTAACTCCATTTACTAATGATACAATTTTATCATAAAAAGAGTTACCTATAAAGTTTTTATAGTCACAAGAAATACAATATAAAAATATTTTGTCCTCTAGGTCCATATTACAGAAAAGAGAGCCCTGATCCATTGGACATTCCAAAATTGGAACAAGGCCCTCTTCTGATAAAGCTATATACTGAGATACATATTGTATCTGTCGCAAAATTGCTCCTTAAGCTTTAGGGAATTGAGGAATCAACTCCTTGGCCTTTCCTATTGAGTTAGGCCACGATGACCAATCTTTTCCGCCTTTAGTCATATAATACGTTATCTCTGCGTTTGTTACTGGATCAAATAATTCCTTATTTGAAACTAAGTCGAATTTTTCTTTTCTATCTATGCCAAGTTCCCCAAGCATATTTATCTGGAAAATTCCATAAGATTTGTCCCCAGTTGATTTGTTGTCGTTTAGAGCAAGCGGTCTCCCGTTAGACTCTACCCTAGCAACAGCCCAAGCTGTTTTTAAAGCAGTTCCTTCAAACCCCACAGCCCATAGTAAATCTTTTAAATCATCGGCTGCAAGCATTTCAGAATGCTCGTAAGTCTCATTACTGAACTTACTTAGTATTTCTCTTTTTAGTTGTATTTCGGTTTTTTGTTCTTTTACTTCTAAAGCCTGAGTAGCAGTTGGTCCAGGCTGGACGGAAAATAGGAATAATGTTATTATTGCTATTGCGGCCCAGTTATGTACAACATCACTAAGTCTTTGTTTTACTTTCTCCATTGGCATTTCCTCCTTTAGAGATAACAAACTATAATAGTAGCATTGGCGGTAAGTCGCTGTCAAGCCAGTTGACCAGAAAGAATATATGAATATATCGTTTTCCACAGTAATTGCTAACCTAAAAAGTAAAAATGGGTATGGCTATGCGGGAGAAAATATAGTTCAATCACTAAATAACCTGGGACACTTTGTTCCATTTCAAGACCCAAAGTCTAAAGTACA